ATTCCTCAATACATACAAGGTTTAACAAATGCAAAAGTTGATTTAACCTCAACCGATCTTACTGTTTTATATACTGCACCTAGTGGAGCAGACTTTAATGCTTCTATTGTAAATTCTATAATAGTTTGTGACGACAGTAATAACGGAGACACAATTACAGTAACAATAACAGATGCAAGTAATAATGTTTTTGTTTTATTTGATGTTAAAACTATTTCGGGTCACGCAACAGTTGAATTATTGACAAGAGACTTAGTTTTACAAAGTGGTGAAATATTGAAAGTACAAGCTACAACAGCAAATAGACTACATGTTGTAGCAAGTATACAAGAGTTATCTAAGACAAGAGTAACAACAAGTGCATTAGCACAGATATAGGATTGAACTAGTAAAACTTTCATGGTAAGGTATTAAACATGGATCAAGCGCTTAAACAAGAAACCATACCTGCAGGCGGCATTGCAGATTTTGTAATGACGGATGAGCAGATTGAACAGCTAGAAGCCGAAGAGCTTAGAGAGCAGTTTGGCACAAATGGTATTGCTCAGTTCTCGGATGTTGGCAGGAAGATGGCTAACTTCGGTCGTTATGGTGATGATACCGTGGCCCACGTTGAAACAGGCGAGCTTATCGTCCCACGGGCCTTGATTGAAAAGAACCCACAATTAAAAGAAAGTATCTTCAAGCATCTAAAAGAATTAGGTGTAGAAGATCCCGAAAGATATGTTGTTGGTGAAAGTAAAAACAGTTTGAACCCTACAACAGGATTACCTGAGTTTTTCTTTAAGAAGATTTTTAAATCGGTAAGTAAGATAGCCAAAGGCGTAGGAAAAGCTTTAAAGAAGGCTGCTCCTATTATAATACCTATGGCACTTAATTACTTTGCTCCCGGATTAGGTACTGTTATGTCAGGTGCACTTGGTGCAGGTATTACCACTTTAGTTCAAGGTGGTAGTGTAAAAGATGCTTTTAAGTCCGCTCTTGTGGGTGGTGCTACAGGTGCCGTAGCAGCTGGTATGTCTGGTAAGGGCAGCTTTATGGATAATATTGCTTCCGATGTAAGCACGGGTACTACTAATGTAAAAGATGCTTTTACTCAAGGCAGTTTTGAGCCCTTAACAAGCTCAACACAACCTAGTATTAGAGATTTGTTTAGTGAAGAAACAAAAATTCTTCCAGAAAGTGATACACTTGCTTCTACAACTGCCACAGATGGTCTACAACAAGCTAATCTTTTTCAAAAACCTTCTCCAACTCTTATGGACGATGCAGGGAATTATTATGCTTCTCAAGCTGATTTTGCAGCAGGAAAGCCTTTACCATCTCAATTAAGAAGTCCTAGTGGAGATGTTTTTACAACAAGACCTAGTCTTTCAACAAATATAGATGCAGGAGCAGGTTCTTCTAACATGTATGACACTTTAAAAAAATATGGTAGCAAAGCTAGCGATTTTATGTTTGGTACAGAGGCTTCTCAAGCAGATCTTCTAACAAAAGCTGGAGAATTACAAGCAGAAGCTGCTGCAAAAAACCTTACTTTATCAGGTAAAGACGCTTTAGCAATGGCCGAAAAAGAGCTAAACCCAAGTTTTTTACGAAAGGTAGGACCAAGCCTAGCACTAGCCACAGCAGCAGGCGCAGCTGGTGGTATGTTTGACGCTCCCGAAGAAGAGGAATCAGGTCCTGTCAGGACAGGGTTAGATGTTTATAAAGAAAGTCCTGAGACTTATGATGTAAGAGATTTAGCTGTAACAGGGTCTACGGGTCCTGTAACACGGCCCACGAGCTACGGCTTTGAGTATAACCCATATGTTTATTCTCAAACACCTTTTCAATACGCCGCAGAAGGCGGTGAGATATTTCCAAGACGTGTAGGTGGTATTATGCCTAATGAAGGTATACCAAATAAAGATAGCGTAAGAGCGATGCTTATGCCCGGAGAGTTTGTAATGACTACCGATGCTGTAAAAGGCTTAGGTGGTGGAGATATGAACAAAGGTATAAGTAATATGTATAATGTTATGCGCAATTTAGAACAACGTGGAAAGGCGATAGCATAATGGCAACAGAAACCGTCATACAGCAGGTTGGTGAATCTCCTGAGATAGAAGCTTATAGAATTGGTCTTTTAAAGTCTGCAAAGGAACTTGCCGATCAAGGAATGACTTTGCCACCTCAACAGGTTGCGGAGTTAACTGGTTTACAAGAAGCTGCTAGAAAACAGGCCGAAGCAGGTCTTGGATCTTTTATGCCTTATGTTACTGCAGGTGGTCAAGCATTGGGTCAGGCCGGTCAGCAATTAACTGGCGCAGGGCAAACTCTTGGAGGCGTAGAAGCAGCTTTGAGAGCGGGAGCAGGACCTGTTACACAGGAAATGACCCAAAGATATATGAACCCTTATCAACAAGCAGTATCTGATGAGATTAACAGGGCGTATGACATACAACTTCAAGGAAGCAGAGCCGGTGCAGTTGGTCAAGGCGCTTTTGGCGGATCAAGAGCGCAAGTAGCTCAATCCGAAATAGACCGAAACAGATCTTCTGCTTTAGCACAAGCGCAAGCTCAAAACTTTATGCAAGCGCAACAAGCCGCGGAAAGAGAGTTAGGAAGACAAACTCAGTTAGGTCAAGGTATTGCAGGACTAGCTTCTCAGCAGGCAGGACTAGCAGGAGAGAGAGGACAGTTAGGACTAAGACAAGCTGCCCTTGGAGAAACCCTGCAAGGTTTAGGACAAAGAGATGTAGAGGGAGCTTTTAAAATTGGATCACTTCTTCAGGCTCAAGATCAAGCGGAATTAGAAGCTGCAAGACAAAGTAATTTATCACAAATGTTTGAGCCGTATCAAAGATTAGGCTTTTTGTCAGACATTTACAGTAAAACACCTACGACACAACAAACTATAACACAATCCACGTCACCTAGTGTGTCACCTTTTCAACAATATCTAGGTTTAGGTATTGCTGGATTGTCGGCAGGTGCTGGAGCAGCTAAAGCGGGGTTATTCGGATAATGAATAGAAGTGTAATGCAACGACAAATGTTTGCAGGAGGCGGAGCCGCAGGGTTGAAGCCTATACCAGCTGGTAATATGGGGTTACCCAACTTACCTGAAGATGTAAGAAATAATATGGGGTACATGGCAGAAGGTGGAGATCCAATGATGATGTCTGAAGGCATTATGTCCACAGCCCCTGCAATGGGAGCTACTTCACCAGAGATGTTGGCGGAAGATGGCGCTAAGATAATGGATACTAATACGGTAGCGTCCATGATAGAAGGAGCTGAAGCCGCAGGGTTTTCTGATCCAGAGGCTGCAGGCAGTTTTGAAGAGATGATGAACAGTGTCTCAGGCGATAATAAAAGTGCAGAAGAGAGACGAACAGATTTAGCAAGCATAGTTGGGCCAGAGGATGCCAGTCAAACACCAGAAAGTGTTTTGGCTTTGGTTACTCCAGTGGTTGAACTAGCATTAGTTGATCAAGGCATAGGACCAATGGCCCAAGAAACAATGAACACTCCTGTCGAAGGTGACATGGGGCAAGGCATTATGACAATGGCAGCTAACGGAAATATGGGGGTTGGTAACGAGCCACCCGTAAATTTTAACTTAGGCGGCGAGGTTCGCCGCCGAGGTGATGAAGATCCAGTTCCTGTGTTTATGAATGGTGGTCCTGTTCAATATTTTAAAAAAGCAGGTGTTGTTGCGCCCATGACTGATTATAGTTTGGATTTAGGTGCAGACATAGCTCAATTAAAGCCTGTCTTTGAACAATACATGCCAAAAACGGACCCTGATGTACGCAGAGATAATTTACAATCAGATATTTTGTTTGATGTTGCTAATACATTTTTAGCGTTTGCCACTCCTATGGAGGGAGAAAAATCAGGGTTAAGTGCCGCAGAACGATTAGCGTTGGCTACACAAAAAACTCAACTATTACCTAAAATACAACAAAGAACCGCTAAAAGTCTTGCAGAAGCAAAAGCAGAAGATAAAGCGCCCACAGCCGCTGCTATAAATGCGGCAATACAATTTGGAGCTAAAAAATTAGAGCAAACAGGAAAAGAAAGAGTACAAGTTTTTAAAAACACCGCGGACCTTTTAAAACAATCTAGAAAAATTCGAGCAGATTCTTACCTACAAGAAGACAAACAAAAACATGCTATGAATTTACAAAAGTCTAAGTTTAGTTTGCAAACTTTGTTGGATAAATTAAATAAATCCTTAGATTTTAAATATGACACTAAATTAGCCGATCAAAAGACAGACGCTGAAAAAGAATTAAAAGAAGTACAAGCTAAAATAGATGAAAATCAAATAGAAATTAAACATGCTAATCTTGTTAAAATAGAAAATAATAAGTTACAAGGTCGAAAAGACATTCAAACGATGTCTGATGTTGCTTCTATGGCTAGAACCAATGCTAATAATACCAGTAGCGAAGGTATTGCAGCTGCAAATAATCAAACAAAAAAACAAATATCTAATGAAAATAATACTGTAAAAAAACTTATAGCTGAGAATAGGTTAGAGTTTAATAAGAACGAATTACAATTTAAAAAAGTACAAGAGTTGAATGATCAAAGTCAATTAGCTATAGAAAATAGTTTAAACGCAGATAAATTTGATCTTGAAACTCAAAAGCTTGAGGCTCAAAAGCTTAGAGACTTTTTAAGTAATGAGAGAGCCAAGGAAGCTGGTTTTAGAGATGAGAGAAGAGTAAAGTTAGCCGCAAGACGTTTAGAAGAAATTGATGCAGCTACATTACAATTTAATAAATTTAAAGATTTAAAAGGAATGGCTTTAGATAAAGCTAAATTTGAATTTAACAAAATTCAAGAAGATAACAAAGTCCGATATCAAAATGAACAAGTGGCAATATCTCAAAGACTTAATGGCATAAAAGCCGCTAAAAATGCTTTAGAGCAGAGCAAGTTTACTTTTGAAAAACAAGCAGCTAATCTGGATAAGTTTGGCAAGACCCTCGATGCACGGACCTTGGCTTATATATCTAGCCAAAGCATGTTAGACGCGTATTCTAAGGGCGAGAACAATCAATCTTCAAATGAAATCAACGCTCTTGTAACACAATATATCTCACCTCAACCTCGTTGGGATGACCAAACAAATAGTTTTGTTATGAGAACCAACAAATTACCTGAAGAATTTTTAAATGCTGTAAAGAAAAGGTCACAAACAACTGGTGCAAATTTACCAACAGGTATAGAAAATATAAGTGGTAGCAAAAAACCAAGTGATACCACGGATACAGTTGACGAAAGATTAATAAAACAAAATTTTATGGGTACAGGTAAAAGTGTAAACTTGACTGATCTTAACATACCCAAAATGCCTATAGATGTTTCCAAAACAGGCGCAACAGGTTCTGGAGATTTTTTAGGTAATGTTGTTAACTTAGCTTTTGAAACGGTTGGACTAGGACAACCTTATCAGGGCACGTCTACTGCTAAAAAAGATTTGGATGCTATCAATGTGGACTTAGTTAATGTAATATTAGGAGATAGAACAGGTAAGTCTGCTCAAGATGAACGAAATGAAATAAGAAGAATATTACCAGATGTTTCTGCTTTTATAGGAGGAGATGAGACAGCTGCTGGAAAAATTAGAAGTACTCTTAATTTTATTGATAGAAAACTTGAAACGGAGACAACAGGATTAAAGCAGTTGTATCAAAGTAAATCAGATTTTTCATCTGCGGCTCAAAGAGTTCTTAGATTAAAACAATTAAAAGCAGGATATCAACAATTTTTAGATGCTTATAATTTATCTAAAGGTGGCGGTGAAGAAAGACCACCTTTATCTAGTTTTCTGAAAGGATAACCATGGCAGAAGAAGAAAGCAGCCCCTTAATAAGTTCCAATATAGTTAAAAAGAATTTTGATGTTCCGTCTGCAATGTCTAACGGTTGGAAAGCATCTGAGATAGCTAAATATTTATCAGAACAGGCTGGCCTTGACTATGATGAAGCAATACGAAGTGGTGCTTATGATGATGACTCTCTTATAATGGGACTGGCTACCAAGGATGGAGAAGATTACACTGATCCTAGTGCCTTTACTGTTTTTTCTGATGCTGCTGCAAAAGGTTTATTACAATCTGTGCCTGCCTTTGAAGGCGGTAAAATGGGCTTTCAAATAGGTATGAAAACCCCCACTGCTCTAGGTAAAGCTATAGTAACACCTTTTACAACAGCCGCAGGAGTAGTTTCTGGTTACATTTTTGGAGACAACCTTTCTGAACTTTTTAATTTTGAAGATAATGTTGTTCCAAGTAAGATGCCTTATAAAGTTACAGGAGAAAGTTTTGGAGGAGGTATAGGGTTTTCTCAAGCACCTTTTAGAGCTACTCAAACGGTACAGCCTGGGACTTTTGCATGGATGAAACAAAATGCTAAAGACATGGGCGATAAAATAAGCCCTACCTTTCTTGAAAAATTAGGATATTCTGCCCAAGTAAATCCAAAAACCACTTTAGTTACAGAGGGTACTAGTGTTGTAGGGGCCTCTATTGCTGGTGGTTTATCTGAAAAGTCTCGTCCTGGAGACAGTTTTAATCGTTTGATTGCAGAAGTACTAGGAGGAACCGCTGGACCCGCTGCTTACATGGCTTTAATTCCTGCTGTTAAGTCTGGCAGTAAAAATTTATTTAATTATTTTTCTGCTAGTGGCCGACAAGATATAGCAGGTACTCAACTTAGAAGAATAATTGAAGAATCTGGTGAAGACATGAGTGTCTTACTTAAAAAAATAGATGATGCTCAAGAGATGGGTACAGAAGAATTGTCCACAGCAGCCTTAACAGGCAGTGAGGGTTTAAAAAGTTTAAACAAAACTCTTTTTAGCAATTATAAATATTTTGAACCTGAATTAGTTGGTCAACTTAGAAAAAATTTAGATGGTGCTGAAAAATTAATAAATTCAATGATTAAAACAAAAGATCCTAATTTAATAGCTGACGCAGCTAAGATTAGAGATGAACTGTTTAAAACAAAAATTACTTTACGTCTTGCTGATGCTAGAATAAGAGCTGAATCTATTATAAATAAGATGGCCCCAGGTCCAGATACAGCTACAAAAGCAGGTACCACTATTCAAGAGTTGGTTTTTAAAGCTCTTGACGATGTTAGAGCCGAAGAAAAAAGATTATATCAACTTATCCCAGGTAATACACCTATCACGGCTCCGAGTACTAGAAATGTTTTGAAAGATTTAATAGGCAAAGACGGTAGCTTATTAAAAAATGAGTTAAACGAGCTTGGCATTAAACCTTCTGGAATGAGCGTACTTAAAAAAATCAGACAAGGTGATGACGAAATTGAAGAAACTTCTGAATTTTTTGACGCTTTTGATAGATCAGATAATCTTGTGCAAAATATGTTTTATCGTAAGATTGGATACAGTCCAATAAGCGAAGTTGGTACACCTGACGTTAGCAATCGTTTTACTATTGATAAAAGAATGATTGAATCAGAGTATGATTTACCAAAAGGATCTTTAGACAAACTATCTTTAGCTGATTTACAAAATAAAAATTTTAAAATTTTAGATGGAATTACTTTTCAAGAGACCGGCGATACGATTGATCCTTCTATTAGAACAGAAATGTTTGAAGACTTATTGAACATTCATGTAGAAAGTTTAAACAATTTACAAAGAGATTATTCTAAAAGAGGTGGTGCAGTTAACAGAGGTGTCGCTAAGTTAATTGGACTACAGGTAAAAGAATTTAAAAAAGTTGACATAGCGGAGGGCAGCACCTCTGTTTTAGATTCAGAATTTTTAACTTTAAGAGATATAACTAATTTAAGAACACAAATATTTGACACAGCTCGAACCTTAGCAACGGCAGGGTCTACAAGAAGTGCGGGTATTTTAAATAAAATTGGCAATGCTTTGACGGATGACTTAGGTACTAAAGCTGATGCAGCTGATGGAACAGAAGTTACGAACTTATTAAAACAGGCTCATTCCTTTAGTAAATCTTTAAATGATACTTTCTCTAGAGGTTTTCCAAATACAATATTAAAAAAACAAAAGACAGGAAGGCTTAATGTTCTTCCTGAATTAGCTATCAACTCTGTCTTTCAAGGTGGTGGAGATGCCGTAGCATACAATTATAGTGGTATGGAAAGTGCTTTAACTTTTCTTCAAAAAGAATCTGGAAAACAATTAGATGACGCTCTAACAAGTAAGTTAGGTACCTTAAAGGGAGCTCAAGAAGACTTACTTAATGTAATGTTTTCTGAAGTTGTTAACCAAGATACAAAAAGGATTGACGGAGATAAGTTAGCACGGTTTATGAGTTATGCTAAAGGTGGATACGGCAAAGTCCTTGATCGTTTTCCAGATTTGAAAAAAGATTTAAAAAACATAGAGACTGCTCAAAAACTTTATGATGCACGGAAATCTTACTACGGTGAAGTGGTGCAAGGTGTCATTAAACCTGGTAACATGCAAGCTAAGAAAAGATTAAAAAATATATTTGCTTTTTCCGATTTTCTTTCAGCCGATACTAATCCTGGGTTAGTTATAGCAAATGCCATAGGCGAGCCTAATAAAAGACCTGGTAACCCCGTAAATAATTTAAAAAGAATAATAGCCTTTGGTAAAAAATCTCAAAATCCTGATGTAATTGAGGGCCTTAAAGAAGTTATATTTGATAGAGCCTTTCAATATTCTCGAAATGAAAAAGATGTTATAGATTTTAGAGCTTTTAAAGACTACTTAGTCCGACCTATGGTAAAAGGGCAACCCAGTGTTCTTGAAATAATGAGAACAAACGGTGTCATAGATTCAAACGAAGCTCTACGATTTAGTCAAATTATTAATCGTATGATTACGGCTCAAAAAAGTATGCCCGATGATGCTACAAAACCCATAGAAGGAGACTTAGTAAAAGGGGCGGGAGCTTTTGTTGATCTTTTTGCAAGACTCATAGGGTCTAAAGTAGGATCTACCTTATCTTCTATTATACCGGGCAGAGGTCAAGGCATAATTGAATCAGCCGCTGGAGTAAGAACTATTGTAGGTGGCTTGAATATACCTACCTCTTTGACACAAGATTTACTTTTACAAGCTGCAAGAGACCCTAAGTTTTTTAAAATGTTGGTTACTAAGCCGAAAACAGAAAAGGAAGCCGTTGTAACTGCCAAAAGAGTTAGAGCTTATCTACTTAATTCTGGTCTTGGTTTTATTATGAGAGAATCAGAAGATGATACTATAGAGTATAAGAAAGGTGCACCACCTTTACCACGACAATTTGATAAGACTTTTTTACCAATGAAACAGAGTTCGGTTGAGCCGAGTATACAAACGGGTATTCCCACCACCCAAGTAGCCTCAAGTCAGCCATTTTTGAGCGGACTGAACACCGCTCCCGCGGGAGGTGGTGGCTCCTCCGCCGCCTCCGCGCCCACAGATAGAAATAAATATGCTTCGTTGTTTCCTAATGACATTATCTCAGGGATGATACCTACAGCTACTATGGCTGACGGTGGTGCCGTACCTCCCAGAAATGTCGAGATAAAAGGACAACCTCATATGCTTGCGTATATTACGCCTCAAGAAGGTGGTATACTACAACTTTTAGGCGGGTCAGGTAAAGCGGGACCTATGGGTATTCCTAGTTATGCTTATGGAGATCCAGACGCTGAATCAGATACCTCAACGCAGCCCGGTTCAGGTGGAGGTGACATGGGTCTAGACAGTAGTATTGCGGATATGGCCGCAGTAATGGGAGGTCAAGCAGGTTACACGGGCGGTGGTTTAACCGGTGGCGTAAAAAACACACAAAATGTGCAAGGGTCTAGAACATATGCTCCCGTACAAAACGTCCCTTACGATTTTTTTGGTTTTGTCAAAGGAGCGATGAACCGACATGCTAGAGATTCTTTAAGCAAGGGTTATTCTCCAGAATTTAGTAAAGATGCTCAAGGTAACATTACATCTGTTACAGGAAAAGGCGGGCCCGGTATGTCAATACCCGGAATAGGCGGCCTTATGTCGATGATAGGAGCAAATATGGGTGCGGTGACCACTACGGGATATGCCGGAAAAGGTGTGGATGACATGAACAACCCTAATGACAACGGTAATGACAATGAGCTAATTCGTAGAATACAACCTATCACACCTCAAGAACAGTATAAAACAGCTATAAATTTGTACAATCAAAACCCTAATCGATACACATTAAGGACTAGATAAATGCAACTAAGTCAAAACTTTACTCTGGCTGAATTGACAAAAAGCCAAACAGCAGAACGTAGGGGTATTAAAAATGTACCTGACGCAGAAGCTATCACAAATTTAAAGTTATTAGCTGAAAACATACTGCAACCCATTCGTAATGAGTTTGGTAGTTTTATTGTATCAAGCGGGTACCGCTGTCCGGAGCTTTCAATAGCTATAGGCAGCTCCAAGAACTCACAACATTGTACAGGAAGCGCGGCTGATTTTGAAGTAGCTAATGTAGATAATTACTTACTAGCTCAATGGATACGAGACAATCTTATCTTCGATCAGCTCATCCTCGAGTGCTACACAGGCGGTAACACGGGGTGGGTACACTGCTCTTATGCACAGCGAGCTCGTAAAGAACTACTGACATACGACAGAGTAAACAAATACAGGCAAGGTCTAATTAAGTAACCATCTCTTCTGTTCTTCGCCCAAGACTTCACCAGCTAGGTTTATTTTCTCTCGCAAAGACTTGACGATCTTTTCATCTATTGTGTCTTCTACAATAAGATCTATGTAAGTTACAGCTTTCTTCTGGCCTATTCTATGTGCTCGGTCTTCAGATTGCAGTCTTATTTCCAAATCGTAACTGTTACTATAATAGATCATAGTGTTAGCGGCTGTAAGTGTAATACCATATCCGCCCGTCTTAGGCTGACCTACAAAAAAGCGCAATGGACTATTCATATCTTGGAAGTTATCTACAGTTTGTTGCCTGTCATCTTGCTTGGTTTCACCATAGTAGGTTGCCACCGAATCGCGGCCATACTTGGAAGACAGCGCTTTTTCTATTTCTTTTATATCATGTGTGTAGTTACACCATATAATAACTTTGCCAGAACACTCTTCAACCGCGGCCATCAGCTCAGTCATTCTATTGTTGTCTAATACTTTCAGCTCACCCTCGTCACTCATAAGATATCCACAGCATATCTGTTGCAGTCTCATAATCTGTGTAAGTACACTAGCTGTAGTTGCCAGTTGGCCTCCTTCTAACTGAGCCAAGGCATACTTCTTCATCTGCGCGTACAGCTTGGTTTGTTCCGCGGTCAACGGCACACTACGTTTTATGTATATTTTTTCAGGTAAATCCAAGCAGTCTTCCTTGAGTGTCCTTACACTAAATTTGTTAAGCTTCTCGTTGAGCTCGTCCAAGCGTCTGTAGCCTGTGATCTCATTGAAGCTCCGTGCACCCATAAACCTTTTTTGTACTACGGCATACCTGTTTTGAAAGGCAAAGTAACTGGCCTGATCCAATGACATGGTATCTAAGAAGGCACATTGAGAGTACAAATCCATAGGACTTTTAGTTACAGGAGATCCCGTCAGTATACGTTTATACTTAGCATACTTACTCAGCTGCATTATATTCTTGGTCCGGGAAGCCTTACGATTCTTTATGGTTGTGCTTTCATCTACAATCATCATGTTATCAGGATTCTTCTTTAAAAAATAATACGCAGCCTTCTTGCCCCTATCAGAGCTGAAAGCCTCAACATTGATGACAAAAAACTTTATGCCTACCATAGTTTCAAACACAAGTCTTTGCATACTATCTTGAAAAGCCTTGCTGTTGCTTGGTTGCCAACGAACCACGAACCTTTCAAACTCATCCGGTAAGTGATTCGGTATCTCTTGTTTGACCCAGTTATCATAAACACCCTTTGGAGCTACAATCATAACCGAATCAATTTCTCCCTTAGCTTTTAATATACCTACATTATCTATGGCTACCTTGGACTTACCTAAACCCATTTCCATGAACAGTCCGTAATATGGTCTATCCCAACTATTGTCTAATACATCTTTCTGATGTTTGAAGGGCTTTGTTTTAAAAATATACATTTATTTTATCTCCGTGCTTGACATGTATGTAATCATATGCGATTAATTATATTAATGCAAGGCTATAAAAAAGTCTTTAAACACGAAACAACAAACATGAAAGGAAAAATATGGAAGACGGTTTGTTCAAAGAAATGCAACAGGACGCTGAAAAACAGCGCACTGGTGTAGAAGATACAGATACAGGAAGATTGTCAAATGTATCTGCTTTAGCTAGTAAAATTATCCAAATGGAAAACAAAGTAAAGTTTTTGGAAGAAGAACTTAAAACTTCTAAAAAGGAGTTGATGGAACTTACTGATCAGGATCTTCCTGCCGCAATGGAAGAAATTAATATGGAAAGTTTTACTTTAAGTGACGGGTCAGAAGTAAAGGTTGTGCCTACCTATGGTGGTACAATAAGAGCTGATGACCGACCTCAAGCACATCAATGGCTAAGAGATAATGGATATGGTGATTTAGTTAAGAACACTATCTCTGCAAATTTTGGCATGGGTGAGGATAATTTAGCAAAAGATTTTTATCAGTCTGCTCTCGATAGAGGATTGAATGTTGATAAAAAAGAAGCGGTTCATCCAATGAGTTTAAAGTCATGGGTCAAAGAGATGACAGAAAATGGAAGTGAGTTTCCAAGTGATCTGTTTGGCGCGTTTATAGGTAAAAAAGCTAAAATTGTGAAAGGAAAAAATTAATGGCTAATACACCAGCAAAAAAACAGCCTTCTGATGTTGTTGCACAGGACGCTAATGTTATCGATATGTCAATGTTTGCAACAGATGCAGGCATTGGAAACAAAGAAGTTGATCAAGAAAGTTTAAGTATTCCGTTTCTTAAAACTAACTTGACTAAACAAATTAGAGCTTTGCATAAAGGCTCTAGTGAAGGAGATATTATTAATACAGTAACAAATAATATCTACAACGGGGAAGAAGGTATTAAAGTTATACCTTGTGCATACCAGAGACGTTTTATTCAATGGTCACCACAAGGCGATGATAATACCGCTCCGATTGCTATCTATACTAATAAGGAAGCTTGTCCTACTACAGAAAGATCTAAGGAAGATAATAAAGAATATCTTGTAGATGGCTCTGGTCAGTACATAGAAGATACACATCAACATTTTGTGCTTGTACTGAATAAGGATGGATCAACTGACGTTGGTATGATCGCAATGAAGTCTACTTCTTTAAAGAAAAGTAAGAAGTGGAACTCAATTATTGCGGGAAGAAAGATGACAACTCCAGAAGGTTCTGTCTTCAGCCCACCAAGATTCGCTCATGTCTATCATCTTTGGACTTATTTAGAGGAGAAAAGCGGTTACTCTTGGTATAATTGGGAAATGAAGTTGGAAGGTCAGGTAACAGAAAAAGCTCATTACGATGAAGCTAAGATGTTTGCCTTATCTGTCGAGAAAGGCGATGTTAATGTTAAGCATGAACAGGAAGGTGGGACTTCGTCTGCTCCTGTTGACAATGACATTTCTGACAAAGACATACCGTTCTAATGGCGTGGCAATCTTTTAGTGCTATCTTTGATGGCCTAGAAGAAGCCTTTGGAACGTATAAGATAGACAAAACCCAAGCCAATGGGAAAATGTCCGGGAGAGCGGCACTAATACGCGAACCTCGAACAGAAGATCACTGGCTTGGACATCTTAGCGGGAAAGGCAGTTCTCTAGGTATCATACCCATCAATGCAGAAAATAACTGCAAGTGGGGATGCATAGACATCGACCAATACCCGCTAGATCACAAGTCTTTAGTTGAAAAGATTAGGCGAATGAAATTGCCTCTTGTGGTTTGTCGTTCTAAGAGTGGTGGAGCTCATTGTTTTCTGTTCACTAGTGAATGGATCGAAGCTAAGGAGATGCAACAGACGCTTCAACATATATCCGCTGCTCTTGGATACGGACAAAGTGAAATATTTCCAAAACAAATAAAATTACAATTAGAGCGTGGCGATGTAGGTAACTTTTTAAACTTGCCTTATTATGACGCTGAGGGCGGGCTACGGTACGCTATTAAAGATGATGGCACCTCTGCGACCCTAGAAGAATTTATAGCGCTGTACGAGGCTTATAAGCAGACTTTAGAACAAGTCATGGCTTTACAGGTTGAAGACAAAACAGATACACCGATTAAAGACGGCCCACCTTGCCTCCAAACACTTTGTGCAAGCAAAATATCTGAAGGTGGGCGAAACAATGGTTTGTTCAATGTAGCTGTTTATCTTCGCAAAGCTTATCCGGACAGCTGGGAGACAGAAATACTTACATATAATATGATGTATTTTGATCCTCCCTTACCTTTATCCGAAGTTAATATTGTAGCTTCACAAGCCAAGCGTAAGGATTATGCTTACAAATGTAGTGATGCTCCTATCAATGCACATTGCAATAAAGAATTATGCCGAACAAGAAAACATGGTGTTGGATCAGCTGTACAAGGTGCTACCATAGCAAACCTTAGAAAATACAACTCAACACCTCCTGTGTGGTTCATGGATGTTAACTCTGAGCCTCTTGAATTAGATACAGAAGCTCTCCTATCACAGCCCACGTTTCAAAAGGCATGTATGGAACAGCTGAACTTTATGCCTCGTACACTAGGTAAACCCGCTTGGGAGGCTCGTATCAGCTCGCTCTTGACTGAGATGAAAGAAAACGAAGCAGCAATTATAGAAGTAGCTGAAGATGCAAGCACGTCTGGTCAGTTCTATGATTACCTTGAGGAGTTCTGTAGACACTTACAACAGGCTCAAGCCAAGGAAGAGATACTACTGCGCCGACCATGGACGTGCGAAGAAGACAATTTAACTTATTTTAGATTACGAGACTTTGAGAATTTTCTTAAAAAAAATAAATTCTTTGAATACAAGTCTCACAAAATTGCCCAACGCTTGCGAGATATTAACGGGTCCAGTACTGTTTTAAGAATACAAAACAGATCTGTAAGATGTTGGGCAATACCCGCTTTTGAAAATGCAGATATGGAACTCAACCCGCCCAACATGGGCAAGAAAGAGGAGACACCGTTCTAATGGCAGATAAACCAATAATGGAAGACGTACCAATGTTAAAGGCTGACGGCTTGGACAAAGCTATCATAGGTGTAGGATCACGCTGTGGACAAAACGATATACTCGTTTATGACTACGAAAAGTGTTGTGAGATATTTGTAGAACGAGACGGCATGACATACGATGAAGCCGTTGAGTGGATGGATTACAATGTAGTCGGTGCATGGGTAGGCGAAGGCACTCCCATGTTTGTCTATCCCATAGTCGATTGGCATGAAACAGTAGGCACTGAGAACCCGCATTAATGTTTAGAATCTTTGGACCTCCAGGAACTGGTAAAACAACAACACTCTTGGACATGCTAGACAAAGCTCTTGAAAGTGGCGTGGCTCCTAACAGTATTGCGTTTCTTGCTTTTACCAGAAAAGCCGCAAGCGAGGCAAAAGAACGTGCCTCCGCTCGTTTTCATCTAGACCCAGACAAAGACCTCTTTTACTTCCGTACTCTACACAGCTTGGCGTTGAGCGCTAGTGGTATCCGTACAGAACAAGTTATGGGTAGAGAGCATTATAAAGAGCTAAGTGACATAATATCTATACCGTTAGTATCCGGCACGTCTTTGGACGATGATATTGTAGATAAACAAGCCACCGATCATCCTATCCTTAGTTTGATAAACTTAGCCCGCTTATGTAAAAACCCTTTACGAAAACAATATAATCAGACTTACATGATCTATGATTGGAATACAGTAAATTATGTATCCAAGTGTTACAAAGAATATAAAGAACAGCACGAGCTCTACGATTTTACAGACATGCTACAATGTTTTATTGACGAAGCTGACGTAGCGTGTCCCAAGTTTGATCTCGTATTCCTAGACGAAGCACAAGACCTTAGCCCTCTGCAATGGGACATAGCTCACATACTCGATAAGAACGCAAAGAAAATGTATGCAGCTGGAGATGATGACCAAGCTATTTATAGATGGGCCGGAGCTGACGTAGAACAATTCATTACACTGGACGGCTCTAGTGAAACTCTATCGCAATCGTACCGCGTCCCACGGCTCATACATCGTACCGCCGAAACAATCGTATCCAGAATAAGTAATCGTTATCCAAAGAAGTATGAACCTAAGAATGAAGAGGGGAACGTACAGCATATCAGCCGTCTCGAAGATATAGATGTATCATCTGGTCAGTGGCTTATCTTAGCTCAGGCGGGTTATATACTAAATCCCGTTGTTGAGATGCTAAGGTCCTCTGGTTATCTATATACACACAAAGGACATAGATCCATATCCTCCAAAATATCCTCCGCTGTTAACGGTTGGGAGCAGATGAGAAAAGGTAAAAGTATTACATTGGAAACAGTTAAGGACATATATAGTTTTATGTCTACGGGTAACCGCGTCAAACGTGGCTTCAAGACAATGAGTGGAGCTGATGACAGTAATCTCTTTAATATGGCTGAGTTGCAAAAAGAATGGGGCCTTGCTATAGGAGATGAGTTGATTTGGAGAGAGGCTCTTGATAGACTACCAGAGGAATCAAGGGTGTATATTACGGCTATGCTTAGAAGAGGAGAGAAGTTTAATGCAGAGCCTCGTATTACAATATCCACGATCCACGGTTCTAAAGGTGGCGAATCAGAAAACGTAGTTATATTTACAGATCTATCCCCGTCAGCTGACGATGCAATGAGCGGAGGTAATGATGATCTGCATAGAGTGTTCTATGTTGCCGTCACACGGGCTAAAGAGAATTTGTTTATTGTCGAATCAGAAGACAGCAATAGGAGCTATGCAATATGAGACACATGGAATACATGAAGAAAAGATTAAAGGAGGAAGAGATGAAAGATATGGTCAATCATCCTGATCATTATACAAACAGCTCAATAGAAACCATCGACATGATAGAATCTATGACAGCTGAAGGATTTAAATATTATCTGGAAGGAAACATACTTAAATATTTAACACGATACAGACACAAAAACGGTATCCAAGACCTTAAAAAGGCTCAATGGTACCTTAACAAACTAATAGAGGTACAATATGACACTTCAGATGGCGATGTTCACTCCTAAATCAGAATGGGTTCCACCACACGAACTCCCCGATCTTACAGATGCCAAGACAATAGCTATAGATGTCGAGACAAAAGATCCAAACCTAAAGACCAAAGGACCTGGATGGCCTACTGGAGACGGCGAAGTTGTAGGATATGCTGTAGCCGTGGACGGTTGGAAAGGTTATATACCTATTCGTCACGGCGGAGGGGGTAATATAGACGAGCGCATCGTTAATAACTGGATGAAAAAAGTCTGCGAATCACCCGCAGAAAAGGTTATGCACAATGCTCAATATGATGCCGGTTGGTTGAGACGTATGGGATTTAAGGTTAATGGCCGTATCATTGATACCATGGTCATAGCTTCTTTACTTGATGAAAACCGGTTCAGTTACAGCTTAAACGCTTTATCTTTTGACTATCTTTCAAAAACAAAAAGTGAGAAGAACCTGACTGAAGCTGCTAGAGATTTCGGTGTTGATCCCAAAGCCGAACTTTGGAAACTGCCCAGTATGCATGTCGGACCATACGCCGAAGTGGATGCCGAGCTCACATTGGAGCTGTGGAATTTTTTCAAACCCCTGATCACTAAAGAAGACCTCTGGAGTGTCGTAAATCTCGAGCTGGATGTTCTTCCCGTTCTCATAGACATGACTTGGAAAGGTGTTCGTATTGATCAAAACCGCGTTGAGCGCACTAGAGATTTTCTGCTCAAGGAAGAAAAAGCTATGTTGGCTAAGATCAAACATGTGACCGGCATGGATGTAGAAGTGTGGGCCGCTCAGTCCCTAGCCAAAGCTTTTGATACAGTTGGTATACATTATCCAAAAACTGAAAAAGGTGCTCCATCTTTTACAAAATCCTTTTTATCTGAGCATGATCACGAATTACCTAAGATGATACTAAGAACCAGAGACCTTAACAAGACAAGCGGTACTTTTATTAACACCATTATGAAGCACACGGCTCACGATGGACGCATACATTCACATATAAATCAGATCAGATCTGACGATGGTGGTACCGTATCAGGCCGAATCAGTATGAATAACCCAAACCTACAGCAGATACCCGCCCGTGATCCTGAGCTGGGTCCTATGATTCGCTCGTTGTTTCTGCCGGAAGAAGGGGAAGAGTGGGCTAGTATAGATTTCTCGCAACAGGAACCACGGATCTTGGTCCATTATGCCCATGCTTATGGCAAATCTCAGGGCCATGATATGAAGGGTGTACAAGAATTTGTAGATGGATATCAAAATGATCCGGATATGGACTTCCATACCATGGTCGCTGACATGGCTAAAATACCTCGTAAGCAAGCTAAAACTATAAATTTAGGTATGATGTACGGCATGGGAGTTAATAAGCTGTCTGACCAGCTTGATATCCCCGTAGATGAGGCTAAAAAACTAGTTAGTCAGTACCATGATCGTGTCCCTTTTGTAAAAATGCTCATGCATGGTGTTATGAATAAACTTAATTCACGTCAAAGCTCCGGATCAATTCGCTCTATTTTAGGTAGAAAATGCCGATTTGACCTTTGGGAACCCGATACTTTTGCTATGAACAAGGCTTTACCCTTAAAAGACGCTCTAAATGAGTACGGTCCAACCACCCGATTGAAGCGAGCCTACACTTACAAAGCATTAAACCGTTTAATTCAGGCTTCTGCGGCAGACATGACCAAAAAAGCTATGGTAGATATCCACAAACTGGGGATAACTCCCTTAATTCAGATACATGACGAAGTTGCTGTGTCCGTATCTTCCAAAGATCAGGTTGATTCGATCGTTCATGCCATGGAAAACGCAGTCAAATTAGGTGTGCCAAGCAAAGTTGACGTAGAAATAGGCCCTTCTTGGGGCGAATCGAAATAATTTATTGACGTGTTTATATAATCTCGCATATAATCGCGTAAAACAAAAGGATTTATGCGATATGGATACCGAAAAATGGAAAAGCATCTTAGTTCCTAAAGACGTTTACTTAGAAATTAAGAAAATTGCAGCCAAAGAAGGTCGAACTTTGGGTGGACAACTA